AGGATGACATGGTGAGGTGTACCGATGATCGACATATCGGCGCTTAGAGCCGCCATAGAGCTCCTCTACACTGATAGGATGGACATCACTTCGGTACAGACCGTCGTAGTGAACGGCATAACCAAAACCAAGCTACCTACCACGCCGCAGATCACTGATGTGCCATGCCACATCGGCTGGCCCACAGGCACTCAGGACGCCACCAATGGCACACACACGCTAGAGCAGAATCAGATAGTCGTATCATGCGCACCAGAGGTGATTGTGCCAATGGGGAGTCGCATCGACATCCGTCGCTATGACTCAGCGGGCAGGCTATATGCCGAGCTACATGGCACCACGGCCAAGGCGGCGATCACGACGGGAGCGGCCTCAGTCGGGGCGAATCATCAGGAGCTGCCCGTAACGCTGGAGGCCGTGGCATGAGCATGCAGTACGCTGAATTCACGGAATACCGTAAGCAGATAGAGGCTCTCGCGAATACGAATGACTTCGCCATCATGATGCGCAATATCCTACTCACTGAGGGTCTGCGGGCGCTCAAGCTGATAAGGCCTCGCACTCCGGTTGATTCCGGTACGCTGCGCCGAAACTGGGCGCTAGGCAACGTGACCGTGACAGGCAACATCGCTAGGATTGAGATAGTCAATCCGACTAGCTACGCTGCCCCAGTGGAGTACGGGTGGACCAAGCCTAGCGGCGCACACTACGTTGGTGCCCACATGGCTGAGGTTAGCATGGACCTTATCAGCAAGCAGATAGACAGCAGGGTAAGGGGGCAGTTCGAGCAATGGCTACAGGCGCATCTAACGAAATGACATGGTCGGCACTCACTGAGGCCTTCGCCGCGTGCATACACAGCGTGCCGGGACTTGAGGCAGTGCCAATCTATGCTGATGTGCAGCAGACGGTCCCTTCTTTGCCCGCCGTGTTCATCACGCCGGTCAATCCATCTGAGACGCTCGCATTCGGTAGTCGGCGAATATTCGACTGGCCGGTTCAGATAATGCTTTCTCTTGGAGAGAATGAGCAGGAAGTAGAAACTGTTGGTGATAGATACGCCTTAGACCTCATGCGTGTAGTAGAATATATACCGTGGGGTGTCACAGGACGTATCGCCACTGATAACAGGAGCTGGACGATATCCGGCTCTGACATCATCATCAATTGTAGTGTCCGAATACACCGGAGACTGGAACAAGGAGAATAGATCATGGCATGGACAACTGGCCAGAATGTAATCAGCGGCGGCGAGGGCACTCTGCAGATTGAGGATGCGAGCAATCTCATCACGCTTGCCAACGTCACCAAGCTTGAGGCCAACATTGACAAGGACAAGTCTGAGATTCAGGTGGTCGGCAAGCGCATGAATCTTCATAAGACTGTTGGCCTTGCAGGCAGTGGTACGCTGAGCCTCTACTACCTGAGTGCGCGATTCCGTGAAGACCTCAAGGAGTACAAGGATAGCGGCACTGACCGCTACTATGAGATCACTGCCACTAACAATGATCTAAGCTCTGGAGCAGGCAAGCAGGTCGTCGTGCTGCACGGTGTCAACTTCGACTCAATTCCTCTGTCTCTGCTTGACGGTAGCCACACTGAGCTCACCGAAGATCTTGATTTTACGTTTGAAGACTACGACATCACCACGCCCTTCACCACGGACGCCGATGTGGAGACCACAGCCCCAAAAGCATGACCTCTCTGACTGTGTTGGCGTCCCCGACTGACGGCGGTCAGACGGTAACAGTGACTCCGGCAGTTGGAGAGGGCAATGCACGCAGGTACATCATCACCGCTGCCGCCAACCAACCCTACCTATCCACCAGCGTCAATGCTGAGCTCAGCGCCGGTTGGAACGCTTTCCCGGCTGACGGCGTAGTGCATGGTACTGCTGGCGCCATCATCACCGTGGTAGACGTGTTGGCGGACAGTGGGGCCATGCGGGCGGCAGGAACCACCACGCTGCCATAACCCGGCGCAAAAGAAACACCTAATCCGTGATCAGCAAAACACACAGCAAAGGACTACAGCATATGAGCAGTGAAAATATCGTCGCACAGAAGGAAGAATCTCTTGAAGACTTCCTCGTTGATAATCAGGTCAGCGACACCACAGCCGAAATCTATCCGTCTGAGCGATTCCGCAAGGCGGGCAAGGCATTCGTCATCAAGGCAATGACCAACGCCAGGATGAAGGAGTATCGCCGTCAGACCAGTCGGAGGCTCAAGAACGGACAGCGTGATGATGATCCTATTGCATTCAACGTTGCCATTGCCATTGGCCAGACGGTCGAGCCGAACCTGAAGAGCAAGGAGCTCGTCGACCGGCTCCATGCCGGTAGCCCTGAGAATGCCATTGAGCTCATTCTCCTACCGGGAGAGATCGCCGAGATCAGCAGTCAGGTCATGAATCTGAGCGGTTTCGGTGATGACGACGTCAACGACGGCGAGACCCCTGAAAAGCTGGTTGAGCGCGCAAAAAACTGATTGAGGGTGGCGACGCCCTAGCCAACTACGCGGTAGACGCACTGAATCGCTGGGGCTGGCCACCAAGCACTATGGTGAAGATGGAAGCGCATGAGCGTGCAGTCACCATCGCCATGCTTGACCTCATACACCGGCAAGAGAAAAAGCAGCAGCGAGAGATGAAGAGTCAGACGAAGAGGGTGCACTAATGGCTAGTGAAGTCAAGACCGCGATATCCCTTGAGGATCGCATCTCTCCTGCTGTGGCGAAGATGAATCGGGCGCTCGCCTCAACTGAAGATCAGATGAGCAAGGTCGATTCAGCGTCTGACCGGGTTGGCAAGAACAGCGGCTTTGCGTCCATGGGAGATTCAATCGAGGGCACTGGCACTAAGTCAGGCTGGCTTGCCACTAAGATCGGTCTGATCAGTGGAATAATGCAGAGCGTCACCGGTGCTGCCATAGGTGCATTCAGTGGCCTCAGCGGTGACATAATTGAGGCATCTGACTCGGCGCAGAAATTCGGGCAGACGCTGAAGTTCGCTGGCATGGGCGATGCCGAGATTCAGAAGCTCACTGCCAGCACTCAGAAGTACGCTGACCAGACCGTCTACAGCATCAGCGATATTCGTAACATCACATCACAGCTGGCAGCTAATGGTGTCAATGGCTATGCAAGCCTCGCCGAGGCAGCAGGAAACCTCAATGCTGTGGCCGGTGGAAACGCCGATACATTCAAGAGCGTGGGCATGGTGCTCACACAGACTGCAGGTGCTGGCAAGCTGACCACAGAGAACTGGAACCAGCTTGCCGACGCAATCCCCGGTGCAAGTGGCGTGCTCCAGAAGGCCATGCTCAAGAATGGCGCGTACACAGGTAATTTCCGTGATGCGATGGCTAAGGGCCAGATTACTGCCGATGAATTCAACAAGGCCATACAGGACGTCGGCATGACTGATGTAGCCAAACAGGCAGCAACATCAACAGCAACCATTGAGGGCGCATGGGGCAATCTTCAGGCGTCAGCTGTGAGTATCGGAACTAAGATTCTTGACGCATTCAAGCCAGCCATCACTGGTGCAATGTCAGGTCTGTCTGACCTATTCAGCAATGTTGCCACAGGTATGCAGGGAGTACTTGACGTACTCATCAATGGTAACTATACGAGTGCTCTACGAGAGGCGTTTGGCCTTGAAGAGGACTCACCCATTGTAGACTTCCTATTCAATCTTCGTGACACTGCCATTAGTGCATTCAACAACATCAAGGCAGGAGCATCACAGCTGTGGGGAATTATGCAGCCAATACTGAGTGGCATAATGGGAGCAATTCCTGGAATAGTATCAGGAATAGGGGCATTGATAAATGGAGCTAAGCCAATACTCACAGTAATTGGTGGAACATTGGTCGCTGCAATGGTAGCTGCATGGACTGTTACAGAAAAGGTGATTCAGGTATTTGGCAAGTTTGGTGACTGGCTTAGTAGTCATCAGACTGCAGCAACAGTATTTGCATCTGCAATCGGCGGTCTTGTTCTCGCATGGAAGGCGCTCCAGGCCGCTGCTGCAGTGAACACCTTCTTCGAATCAGTACAGGCTGCTGGTGGTCTTGTGGGCATGATCAAGAACCTCACTGTGGTCACCAACGTGCAGAAGACTGCCACAGCGGCATGGAGTGCAGTCACCAAGATTGCCACAGGCGTTCAGACAGCATTCAACGCAGTCATGGCAATCAATCCATTCGTACTGATCATCGCTGCAATCGCCGTCGTGGTAGCTGCCCTCGTGTGGTTCTTCACGCAGACTGAGGTCGGCAGGCAGGCGTGGCAAGCGTTCACTGACTGGCTCGGCAATCTGTGGCAGGGGATATCAGGCACTGCGCAGTCAGTCTGGAATGGTATCGGCAGCTTCTTCACGAACCTGTGGAACGGAATCACAGGCGCGGCCACAGCAGCTTGGAACGGGTTCGTTGGCTTCTTCACCGGGCTGTGGAATGGAATCGTTAGCTTCATTCAGGGAGTCATCAACGGAATCGGCGCATTCATCCAGACCGGGTGGGGGCAGGCCATATTGTTCATCGTCAATCCGGTGCTCGGGCTGGTGAATTTCATCATTCAGCACTTCAACACGATCAAGACCTTCATCACAGACGTGTTCATCGTCATCGCAGCTGTGTTCGTCACGATATGGAACGGGATCGTAGCATTCTTCACACCGATCATACAGGGCATCCAGAACGCAATCACGACCGTGATGAACGTCATCCAATCCGTCTGGAGCACGGTGTGGACTGCTGTGAGCACGTTCTTCACAAACGTGTGGAACGGGATCGTCGCGTTCCTCGCTCCGATAATCCAAACGGTGTCGAATGCGATTTCGGCAGCGCTGTCCTTCATCCAATCCGTGTGGAATTCCGTATGGTCCTCCATCTCCGGCTTCTTCGCTGGTATCTGGAATGGAATCGTCGGCTTCATCGGACCGATAGCTGCCTGCGTGGAAGCGATCATCTCGGGAGCGGTCAACGGCATCCGGAACGTGTGGAACTCCGTATGGTCATCCATCTCCGGCTTCTTCTCCGGAGTCTGGAACGGCATGGTCGGAGCCGCCTCGTGGGCTGTAAACGCCATCGGCGGAGTCGTGGGGAGGATCTACGGCATCGTCATGGGCGCATTGTGGGGAGCCGGATCCTGGCTGGTCGACGTCGGCAGGAACATCATCAGTGGCCTCATCGGTGGCATAACCGGAGCATTCGACTGGCTGAAGAGCACCATCAGCAATCTTGGTAGCAGTGTGGTGGGTTGGGCCAAGGGAGTATTGGGTATTCACTCGCCGTCAAAGGTGTTCCGCAATGAGGTCGGCAAGATGATAGGCCTCGGCCTCGGTGACGGTATCGCCGCTAGTACGGGATACGTCACTGACAAGATGGATGATATGATCACCGCTGCCACACCAAAGATTCCCTCGCCGACGTTCTCCACGGGCACCACGGGCGGTGACTATGATGGCGGCAATGGCACGGGTATTGGGCATGGCGGTATTGGCACAGGTGGCTATCCCGGTGGATCAACATTCGGCAACGGAAGCGCTGGCAGTTCATCTACCATCACTAACCGCAACGAATTCAACATCAAGTCAGACGATCCGTATGCTGTGGCAACGCTAGTCGCACAGGAGCTGAGGAGCTGATATGCGCATAGATATTATTCCAGACTCAGGGCATCCAGTACATGCAAGAGATGCTGCATATGGCTATGAGTGGTGGAAGCACACCTGCTTCCTACTCAAGAAGGCTGACGACTACGAGGGCATAGAGAACTGGACCACCACGGCCCCCCTGAAGAACACTGACCCGGAACCATACCCAAACACTGCTGGGTCTATTCCTCCAGTGAATCTCACCTATGCACATAGAATACCGGTCGTACACTTCTACTACCTGTCAGGACCAGATGGATCAAGCCTTGCTACAGCGCAGGAGAGGAGAAACATCAGGGGACTGACTGGCCAGTGGGTCACGATCTACGTACACGATGAAGAGGGGCTGTTGTACGCTAGAGGGTACATATCCACAGCACCGACGATCCGCCCAATTGATTCTACGTCGTTTGAGGGCACCATTATAATTACCTGCCCTGATCCAATCAAATATAGCAACTATGAAGACTATCAGCTATCAAACGGCGCTTATCTTACATGGAAGAGCGGCGGAGACTATCCTACCTACCCGAGAATTACTATTGATGAAGCTGTAACAGCTGTGCACATTGCAGTCAACGGCAGCCTGTTCGACTGGGAAGGAATCGCTGACTCGTTTATTCTGGATGGAGTCAATAATATTCCACACGACCGGGAGGGCAACTACCTCACGGGTGCTATAGCAGCCACTGCTCTTCAGCTCCCGCCTGACAATGACAACATAATACAGGTAAGTGCTGCTGGTGCTGAATCAAGTACGGTTTCAGTACATAATGGATGGAGGTGACGCTGCATGTCTGAAATAAGCGCAGAGACGGTAGGCAGCGGCTTTGCCACTGTGCACAGCGGTAAGACGGGGGAGTTCAGGTTTATCATTCCGGTCACCAGCTATTCCATGTCATGGCTGCTTTCTGACGCCGGAAGCTGCTCTGCCACCATACAGATCAGTGATGAGCTCGTCGGTATGAACCTGCAGAACAGACTGAAGAAATGGAGCACCATCATCTGCGTCTATCGCAATGATGGGCAGCTGGACGGTGCCATGATCGTGAAGGACAGAAAGTACGATTTCAAGACGCATAAGCTCTCTATTACGGGAGCGGACGGCTGGGGGTTGCTTAGTAAACGTTTGGTCATGAACCCGACTCTAGTGAATAATTGGCAGGACGGTGATGTACTCATTGACGAAGACAATCCTCGCCCAGACTGGGAATCGACCTTCACCGGCAGCAAGCCGGACATAGCTATTAAGATACTTCAGGATACCGATAGCTGCGGTTCCTGGCCCTATCTCTATGTACCATACACTGGAGGAAGTAGCACCAAGACCTATGACAATTGGAGTCCAAAATACATAGACGATGCCATCACTGATCTAATCAAAGAACAGGACGGTATAGAGGTGTTGTTCATACCGGAGCTGGACTACAGCACGCAGAGATTCAAGTGGAAGGCGCAGATTGCTGGTAAGGTGCAACTGCATACATACCAGTTAGTGGACGGCCTACCTGACAATCAGTGGTACTTCACTGATGACAGTGATCTCGGAGGAGACATCGTGAATCAGGTGTACGGGTTCGGCGGCAAGCTAGATGACAAGATCGTTGTCGCAAGGGACACCAATGATGATATTGATCCAGACATGCCTCTGTTACAGACAGTGAATACTGAGCACAGTACGGTTAGCGATGTGTCTACGCTCAAGCGGTATATGCAGGGAATAACGCAAATTGGCCTGGAGAGTCAGGACTCCATCGGCATAGCGTATAATAGATTACGGTACAACATAGCTCCAGGAGATGTAATTTCAGTGAAGTTCGGTGATCCGTACTTCGGCAGTGGCGGTAGGGCAATGAATCTCAGGGTGTTAAGTACAGACTGGAATACAAGCAACATCGGCACTCTAGCTGCCAGAGAGGTTATAGGTGATTAGTGTGGCGTATTCATCTCCAACCAATAATCCAATTGCATCTCTCAGGCGCGATATCAAGTCTATTGAACGCAGAGTCAACACCGCTAATTCACCGTCTGGCACGCAGGCGGCCCAGACGGTCAACAAGCTCAAGGCCACGGTGGCCGCCCTTAGTCAGC